CTCGTGCTCGACCGAGATGGCCTGCCCGTTGTAGTTGGCCTCAGCCCATGCGATGTCGGAAGTGTCAACCCACTGGTAGATGGTCCCGTCCTTGCCGATGCCAAAGTGCGCCGACACCTGAGCCGAGGGATTGTGGAACCAACCATCGGAACCACCGAGGGAACCCTGCATGATGTGAACCACACCAAGCTTGATCGGCCCCATCTTCCCACCGATGTTGGGGACAGGACCGTGCCACTGAGCGAAAGGACAAATAGCCATGATTACTCCTAAGTGAGAGGACCGAGGTAGGTGACGGTGAGAAAGTTCTTGCCCGAGGACTTCGGGACCGTGACGTTGTTCGTTCCTGACGTAATAGTCGTAAGCGAGATGTACGGGGTGATCGTCTTGGCCGTGTTGGACGGGTTGATCGGAACCACAACCTCAAGCGTCCCCACCGTGTCCACCGCCGAGTTCGCCGTGAACGCAGAACCGTAGTGAGTGACAGTGGTGGAGCCAGTCGTATCGGGGGTGACGAGGACCGGCATGACGAGGGCGTTGCCCGAGATCGACGTTGCCTGCAAGCCGGTGCGAAGGGTGATCTTGTACAGCCCTGCACGGTTGATCGTGACCACGTTAGAGGAAACGGTGGGGGTGTTGGTCCCGAGCGTGTAGGTGGAAGCAATGGAGAGCTTGACCTGCTGATCTGCCGTGGAGTTGGTGCTGATGGTCTGTGCCGTGCCTGCGCTGTTGTCAAACTGGCCGTGCGGCGGGATGTTTGTCACCCACTGTAGTCCGGTGCTGGTGGTCTGCAAGGTCGTTCCCTGAACGCCCGCACCGAGCCATGCGGGGACACCGCTGTTGGTGTACAGAAGGGCGTTCTGGCTGTTGGAGCCAACTGCGAGGCGGGCGAGGGCGTTCAGCCCGCTGGCGTAGAGCATGTCGCCCGCAGTAGTCACCTGCCCTAGCGTCTGGTTGGCAACCTTGTTCGCCTCGTATGCCTCCACAGAGGAGAACACCGGCATGACAACCTCGCCGGCAACGTGGCTTGAAGCAGTCGTGCCATCGTAGCCACGGCTTGCAATGTTTACCTGCGTCCCGCTGATGCCGGAGCACAGCACTTTCTCCTCGTTGGACCCTCCGTAACCGATGACGCACACGAAGTTGCCCGAGTAGCCAAGCTGCTGCGAAGAACCGTTGGTCTCAACCCAAGTGGCAGAGTCGGCGCTGGCGATGTTGAACGATGCAACAATATTGTCCATCCCCGCCTGCAACGTAGAAGCCTGGGCCAAGCCAGAGTAAGAGCGAACAGAAAACGACATCAAACTATCCTATCATCCGGTAATGGTCTTGAGAGTAACAACAAGGTCGCCGTGGTAGCCACCTTGAACCGTGGGGCGTCGGCGCTCGGGGAGCCATTCAATGAGGTCCACCGTGACGGACGCTGACCACGAACCCTCAACGTAGGTGACTACCTTCTGCTGCTGACGCAACAGCTCTAGGTACTTGTACTCAACGTAGGGATCTTGGTAGACCATCGTTCCGTCCATGTCAAACGGCTCGTAGAACAGCAGGACAGCCATGATGGTGATACCAGATGGGATACCAGGCAGGGCCTTCAAGGTCCAACGGTTGAGCGTCGGGGAGACATAGTTACCATTGGCATCGGTGGCGGGGTAGAGGTCCGTGTAGATGCGGTACTGCTCACCGAACTGTTGGGTGGGGAACGGAAGCGTGGTCTTGGCAGCAAGGCCGGAGTAGGAACCAATGCTCAAGGCGGCACCATTGTCCACCGCAACCTCAAACGCTACCGAGGAACTGGTGGAACCACTGATGTTTTCAATGTTGGCGTCAATGCTGACAGCGTTCTTGAAATCGGGGATGCCGTAGGTGATGAGGCCGGAGTCCACCTGCCCTTCCTCAACGCAGTTGTCAAGGTCGGCGGTGTAGATGGCGGCGTTCCCCGAGATCGGGTCAAAGGAGATTAGGGGGCTGTTGTTGATGGGGTCGAAGTCCAACCACGTCACGGTCCCCTGCCCCGAGATCATCAGGTCAGAAGCGTAGGCAGGAGCTTGCGTGTCGATGAAGCTCGTCAGGTCCATGCGACCCAAGCCCGAGGAGGTGGAGTCGTAGTTGTTCCAGGCGAAGTAGACGTACCTGTCGTAGCCCATGATGGCGGTGACGGGGGAGGAGACAGGCTGAGTGATATTGGGGATCAGCGGTCCCGACTTGAGATCGCCCGTGTTGCCCGTGGGATCGAGTGCGTTCAGGGTTTCGCACATTCGGATTCCCTTATTTGTACCCACGAAGATGTAGTTCAAGTAGTTACGAATAGCCGTGGGGTACTCGCCTGCGGGCATTGGAAGGGCGACAACAGGAATGGTCAACCCACCTGAAACGGCTACTGCCGTGGTGGAAGATGCCGTGCCAGAGGTCAACGTGCTGCGGTAGACAAGACCAGGATCTTCGGTGTCGTCAGGGTGGCCCGCAAAGTAAATCTGTGACGAACCACCTGCGATGCCCGTCCACTTCCACTGTAGGTTCGGGTGGGTGTAGAGCAAGCCCGCTTCTACGGGTTGGACGCCTGCAAAGTTGGGAACAGCGGCGCTGGTGCTGTTGATGCTGTAGATCGGGGTGCCTGCGTTGTGGGCGGCAGCGATGGTGGAGAGCTGACCACGGGTGACGGTGCCGAGAGAGGTAGCGCCCATGTTTGGAGAAGAACCGACCTTGATGATCTCGCCTTCAATCTGCACATAAGCACCAGTGCCAAGTGCTGACTGCAAATAGTCAACCGTGATTGAAGTCTGAGACGAGTTGATGTTGGCAGCCAAGTAACCAACAATCTTCGCCACGGCAGTTCCCTGCTTTGCACTGGTCAGGTCAAAGACGCTCGAACCCGTGGGGACGGTCATAACGCTGCTTGAACCGAGGGACTGGATGTTGTTGAGCGCCATGATGAGACGCCCGCCAGCCCATGCAAGCACCCCCGTAAGCGAAGTCCCGACGAGGGGAGTGAGAGTCCAAGAGGTGAGCTTGGCGCAACCGTCAGTGTTGCCAACGATGGTGTTGAACAAACCAGCGGTGGTCAGCACCCATACGTTATATCCATCGGTAACAAAGTCAAGGATCGTCCCCGTGATTCCCGTGGCAAGTGCCGTGTAGGGAGTGACGGTGGTGTTGGTGTGACCTACAACGCCGGTGTTCTGTTGTCCTCGAACGACCGTGATGTCGTAATATCCCAAGCCGGAGTTGTACGACCACGAACTGACCAACATGACTTCGGAGTCAATGATGATGTAGAACAGTGATCCACTAGCGGGCCAACCAGCGGTGGACTTGACGCTGAACGTCGTAGTGCCACTACCGACAGGTCCAACGGACTGAGTAATGCCGATCTGGTTCGGCCAGTAGGAAGTAAAGCGGATTGTGTTGCCGTCCTGCCAGTAGACATAGTTGCCGACTCGAATAGCCTTGACAACATTGGTGCTGTTGGCGGCGGTGTACTGAACCTTGGTGTCAGGGAGGAGTTGAAGCTGCCACTGGGTCCAGGGGTCAACACCCTTGCTGCGGTAGAAGCGAGCCTCATCGGACTTCTTGCGGTCAAAGTAAATCTGTCCCGCACCGAGCGACCAGTCCCGCGTCTCACGCCGCCACAGTCCCTCGGTGGAGATGGTGCCATCGTCGGGGTTGTTGGTAAAGTGGAGCGACTGACGCTGCGGTGGGATGGACTTGTGCTTGAACGCTTCACGGCGGTACGGCTCAAAGGACGTATCCACCATGTAGTTCCGACCGTCAATGCTGACAGGGAATCCACCTGTAGGGGGAATAGAGACAGCAACGGACGGGGTGGGGATCTCCTCGCCAAAGCGAAGCAACTCTGTGCCGGCGACAGTACCCGAACGACTCCGGTAGGGGAGGGTGTAAGAGTGCGTGGGGGTGAGAGCGGCCACTACCAACCCTCGACTCGGGTGTACTGGCGCATGAGACGATCTGCTTCCTCACTGATGCGTGAGTTGTACGTCATCATCAAAGCCTGTACAGAGTTGGAGATGGAGCCGGCAGGAACCTCGGGGGCCTTGCGAGGATCGGGCTGGCTGTTCATAAAGTTCCTGCGGATCTCACGGGGCAGGGTGAGCTGGATCTCAGCGCCGAGGGGCGGGATGTCCACCATTGTCGCAGTCATCCCCGTAGCAGCAGCCACATCGGACGTGCTCGCCCATGCAGCCGGATCAACCGTGGTGAACGGGGCGCTGTACTGAACGTACATCGGCATACCAGGGTAGCCCGACTCGTAGACGACGATGCCTGCGCCCGAGGGGAACACACCGGCGTCGGGGATGGAACGGAGCACCTTCCACTTCTTGATGCTTGGGTAGTTCCTCGTCGGGTACGGGATCTTGTGGCGAATCTCCATCACGTCGATGAAGTTCGTCGGGATGCCAGCAAGGTCGTAGCCCATGTAGACGGGGTTGTAGGTGATCGTCTCCACGCCCACCTTGAACAGACCGTTGCCGGGGGAGGACAGGCGGAGGAGTTCGTCATTCAGCGCCACGCCGACATCGAACTTGGTGTACACCGGCTGGATGTAGACAAGCGTTCCGCCCGTGTGCGCAGCAGCAACGGAACCCTCGTACCCACGAACCACAGTCACCGAGTTGGAGGTGTTGTTGTAGCCCGTGACGTACATGACTTCAAGGTCAATCGAAAGAACCGCACCCACCCGCAGAGCGTTGGTCGGGACAGTGGAGGGGTTGCTGCCCGATGGGGGGGTGACGGAGAAGGTGATGTCAGAGGAGGAGATGCCACCGGACCAGGTGTTCGTTGAGGAGTTGTACAAACCAAGCTGCACCGTGGCATCTGCGGAGCCTGAGTAGACACGACGCCAGACCTTCTCGATCCAATCGTTGAATGAGGTGGTCATGCTGCGAATCCTTCGTCAATGCTTTGGGGGCGGGGCTTCTCGTAAATCGCCTTCTCAAACGGGTCAACGCAAGAGGGGTCAACGTACCCAGCGTCGTAGAGAACCCGCTTTACGTCTGCTGTTACATTGTACTCTTTATTGGGAACGAATGAATGAGACCTGTCCCCGATGTTGCAGTCAATGGGCTTCGTGACCCTGAGGCTGAGGTAGGTCTGCGGGCAGACGAACCACTTGTCCGTCACCTTTCCCTGTTTCGGCAACGCCCGCAGAATCTCCTGAGCCGTGCGGTCCCAAGTGAACTCACGAATCTTCTCGGCATTCTTGAGGGCGAGGGCTGCATAGTGACCGTAGTTCTCAAACACGGCAATAAGGGTGTCAAAAGCCTGGTCCTCGCTCGGCTCCCACCAGTTGCCTGATCTGCCAACGATCTCGGTCTCGGCTTTGACTTCACGCCACCCGATTCCAAGTCCGTACTTGGCAAACTCAGCATGTCCGTGAGCATCGGTAAGGATGGTGGGCTTGCCAGAGGCGATGGTCTGATGCGGGATCATCCCCCATCCCTCACCCCTGCTCAGCCCGAGGTAGACATGGGCGGAGTCGTAGAGCTTCTTCTCGTCCTCCTCGGACAGCACCTCGTCCACGACGATGATGTCATCGTACTTCTTGGAGAGGTTGACGGGAGACTTGATGATAAGCCTCGGGCGAGGGTATCCCTTTCGCACAATGTAGTCAGAGAACCTACGGAACACCTTGATCGAGATGTCAATGCCCTTGCGCCGGCCACCCCTGCCAGCCGTGATGACAGTAAAAGGGTCCGACATAACGTGCGGCGTTATGCTCCACAGGTCGTAGTCGCAGCCAAGCGTGAACTTTGTCGTGTTTGGGTTGATCCGAGAGAACATTGACAAGTTCTGCTCCGAGGGAACCAGGACTCGATCAAACAAGGGAACGGCAGTAAGGTGATCCATCGCAAGCTCAGTGGATTCCCACATCGTCAGCAGGGAAACAGACTGTCCCTCCCACCAACCCTCGGGGCGCTGAGGGGGGCAGGTGAACAGGATCGGATCTTTACAATCCCGTTCGTAGTCCACCACTTCAACGCCCGCCCGTTCTAGGGCAGCACGGATCTCATGGACCATCCGACCGTATCCGGTCCAACCAATCCTGTCTCCGTAGATTTGCAGCCTCACCGCTTGGCAAGTTCCTTGACGGTGGTTTCCACCTTGGAGGCAAGACCCTTGTTCCCAAGAAGCTTGCCAGTCTCAATCTCGTGCTTGGTGTGGGCTTTGTCCTGCAACTCGGCAGCGCCCTTGAGTCGAGCGGGCTGGATGCCCTGCTCACGCATCGCCTTGAAAGCGTCACGGTCCTTGGTCAACTGCTTCTCGGCACGGTTCGTCTCGGCAACCGAGTTGTTTCGTGTGGGCATAGACGAGGCCGAAAATGAAACAGAGGCGACCTTGCAATACCAGCAGGTCTCACCAGGGCAGTCGTGCTCCATCATGGCAGGGTGTTCCCAGCCTTGACGTTCAGTGCCTCTACCCCACCAAGTCCATTGGTGCCGGCGATGCTGTTGCACGCACCAGCAAACTCAAGGAATGGGGGAACAGTGATCCCTGCCTTGACGTTGAGGGCGTGGACCAGCTCAAGGTTGGTCGTGCCTGCATAGGCGTTGGCAGCCCCAGCGGTCTCTAGGTTGGTGGTCCCGGCAAGCTGATTCAGCACGCCAGCAAGTTCACGGTATGGCATCAGACGTACTCCACGTAGTAACCGGCTGCGGTGAGTGCAGCAGCCTCATCGTTGGTAAGGGGGTGGCGATGACCACCCTCGTATATCTTAGCAATGTACGGGGACAGTGCAGTTGTCGTAACGGTTCCGTCAATGTTGTACACCGTTGAGTAGGTGTTGGGAAGCGCACCCGTGGGCCAACTAACTTCTGGCCCATAGACAATCTGACCGTTGACGTATGACGGAGGGTTCCAACCAATCTTTGTTGGGTCGTTGTTCAAGATCCACGGCAGGGGGTAGCCACTGTTTGCGTTCTCGGGGGTGGCGGTGTCCTGCACAAACGTCCCGTCCGAGAGAAGGTAGACGTTGACCCCTCGATACCTGGTTGCGTAGTGGCGGAACAAACGCACCTGTAGACCGCTTGAATCGGGAAGGTAGGGTGCAATGTCTTTGACCGTGGGTGGGGTGAAGTATGGCTTTAGCCCAACAGTGACATCAGCATCATACGCACCTACGGCATAGGCGGTGCCGTACATTATGCAGCTCGGAAGATGATCGTCACCGAGCCGGTGCCACCTGCGCCGCCGGCCTTGGCGGCTCCAGACGTGCCGGCTGCACCACCACCACCGCCGCCGCCGCCGCCTGGCTTGGTGAGCGCCGATGCTCCCGAGCTGTAGACGGATGATTCACCATCGGACCCGACGGTTCCATCGGCAAAGCCGGTGTTAGCGCCGCCAGTTACGGCCCCTCCGGTTGAAGCGCCACCGGCTCCGCCTTTGCCTCCCGTGGCGCCTGCGCCGCTTGAGGGGTAGCCGCCTGCGCCGCCTGAGGCGCCAAATGGGATAGGGCCGACGGTGCTTGAGGCCGTTGTGCTTGAACCGCCAAGGCCACCTGAACCCATTGTGAGGGAAACGTAACCGCTAGGACCGGCGGTGCCGTAAAGCCCACCGGCGCCGATGCCACCCGACACGCCCACAGAGCCGTAAGCGCCACCCAATGCCGAGTAAGTCTGACTGTTGTGAACGAACGTTGAAGCGGTGCCTCCAGAACCGTTTGCACCGGCTGCGCCGCCACCACCGCCCGCTCCGACGACGCCCGAGTAGGCCGTGTTGGCGAGGACGGGGACGACCCGAGACAGGACCACGCCAGCGCCGCCTCCTCCACCACCACCTCCGGCGGCTGTCGAGACTACTGAACCTCCTCCGCCACCGCCACCACCGACGACGATGATCTCCGCTGTCTTGGCCCACGTTGGCGTTGTGCCGCTGTAAGCGCCTGCGGTGACGTAGAAGTTGGTTTGCACCTGCGATGGGGCGACCGACACCCACGTCCCCGGAGTTCCCGCCACGGTACAGATCCAAAGCACACCGGTGGCATCCGGGACAATCTCAAACAGGTTGTGCGTGCCCGAGCTTGGAGCGCCCGAAGCAGTGCCGCCGGGAATGAACACGTCGTACGGAGTCGTAGCGTTGCCCTTGATTCCAATGCCCGAAGAAGCGTTGGTGAGTCCTGCGGTTGCTCCAGCTGCGAGCGTGCCAGCGGTCGTCTGAAAAGTCCCGTATGCCTGGACGATCGGGTAGTTGATGAGGGAAGACCCGACCCAACCGCTGTATTGCATTGAGGCGGACGGCGAAACAAATGCAAGGATTGACGTGGCTTGCGCTCCGCTGTTCTCCATCTGCCAATTGACGACCGATCCGACGAGGCGGGAAGCGTCCGTGGTCGTGTTGCTCACACCGGGCCTGGGCGTGCCGACAACAATGCCAACCGGCGGCAGTTCGACGAACGAACCCGAAGCGAAGGTGGCGTTGGCCGTGACCGAGTAGGTGTTGATCGCCGTGGCTGCCGAGGCGTTGTTGCCGTAGACCATGAAGGCTTGCTGAACGTTGACGGTGCCCGATGCTCCCGAGACTGCCACGGACGCCGAGGTCTGCGTCTGGAACGTCGTGCTCGAAAGGACTTTGGTGACGTTGGTCAGGAGCGGACCGCCGCTCGGACCTGCGCCTGGGATCAGGACGCTGCATCCCTGCCAGACCGTCGCCGTGTTGCCCGAAGCGAGCGTGACAATGTTGCTCGAGGACGTGGTGGTCGCCGAGATGGTCGTCGGGTTGACGAGGTTGACGATCTGGCCGTCCTGAACTCGCCAGTTGGTGCCCGCCGAGGTCGGCAAAGACGTGACGGTGCCTGAGACTGAGCCTGAGGTTATTCCAATGATGGCAGGGCATCCGCTAAACCCGTAGGGGATCAAGACGTTGGTGCTGGCGCCCACGGTGCCGCTTGCGTTGGGAGCGATCAGGTTGATCGACGATGAACCTACCGCCTGATACGAGGGACTCGTGAAGTAGACGCCGCCGATGAGAATGGTCGTGCCCGCCGAGATTGAGACAAGTGTGTTGGAGGCAAGATTGACCGTGATCTGCTGATTAGCCGTGTATGTGGGAGGCGATGCGGTTGTGGCTGCGAGCTTGAGGCCAGTGGTCAATGCCGTCGTCATCTTTGAGCGGAAGAACGTCCCGCCCTCGGACGAGCACCCCGGCCCAACAACGCCATTGGCGTTGATTGTGGAGTGGTACAGGAGCGCCGAGACAGTTCCTGAGCCGCGCACCATGAACGCACGAGCGCCCGGCTCGGTGATGCGCACCTGGAAGTTCTCAAAGTTGGTCCCCTCGAAGGAGTTCGTGCCGGTGGCGGCGTCAATCTCCACGCCGACGAAGCACTTGTCGACGCCTGCGCCGGCGAGGAACTTGGTCTGCTCGGTGTAGCGGGTGGTCCCGCTGACGATCAGGTTGCGGATGCGCCAGCCACGTCCGCCGGCGTTGCCCGAGGTCGGGTAGGTGGTGTCGGGCACCTGGTCAAAGTTGGCAACGTAGACGCGATAGATCCCACCGATGCCGGGACCGTGGTCAATGCCAATGTCGCCGGTGCCGGTGAGGTTGCCATTGATGGCGAAGTCGAGCACCGGGGCGATCTTGGGCGTCGAGATGTTGACCGGCCCGGAGTACCAGTACGCCGTGTCGGTCATTGAGGTCGTGACGCACGCGCCGGGAGTGGCGGAGACGTTGATCGGGTAGAACGTCGTCTGTTGCAAACCGCCGCCGAGGATCTGGATGGCACTCTGCGCCAGCGTGGTACGAGACAAGATGCCCGTGTTGAACAGGTAGCCGCCTGCCGGGAAGTAGACGGGCTTGGCTTGTCCGCTGTTGGCGAGGGTGGTGGCCGTAGACCACAAGCTCGTTAGCGCCGTCGAGTTGTCGGTGCCGAAGATGTAGACGCCTTGGAAGTCGACGGTGGCTGGCGTGGCGGTGATCGTGACTTGCGTGGACGAGATGTAGGTGGCGATGGTGGTGCGGAACCAGACGCCGTTTGTCTGCTCGATCCAGATGGACTTGCCGACCGATGCCGAAGTGAACGGTGCCGCCGAGTCGGTCCAAGTGCTGCTTGACAAGGTACCGCCCGCGCCGAGGTAGGCATCGTTGACGACGCCGTAGTCGAGGACGTTGAGGACGGACGATGAGGTGATTGCCGACGATCCGAGGCCGAGGTTTGTTCTGGCGGTTGAAGTGCTGGCAAGGTCGGAGAGGTTGTTTGCCGTCTGAGCTGCGCCCGTAATCCGGCTGTCGTCTCCTGCGGCGACGGTGCCGGTGGTCGTGCCGACGTTGAGGGCCGCCGCTCCACCGAGGCCGCTGACCTGAGACGAGGCAATCGCCACCGGGTCGGAGCCGACGACGCCGTGCGTCGAGGCGTGAGCGGTCGGCGTGCGTGGGTTGGTGACGCTGGCGTCCGTGGCGGCAAGCGGTCGCCCGCTTGTGCCGGCGGCGGAGCCTGCGTAGCGGTCGGAGTAGGTCTGCGCTGCGCTCTGCGCAGATGCGGCAGCACCTGAAGCGTCAGCGCCAACGTCGGTGTAGGTGAGGCCGGTGCCGGTCACGTCGCTCTTGGTAAGCGTGACAGCACCCGAGCGGGTGTTGAAAGTGGTAACGCCACTGGTGGAGTTGGCCTCAATGTCGGCAACGTCAGCAACACCAAATCCATGCGTCCACTGGCTACCGACCACCCACTGTCCAGCAGTGGTTCCATCACCTGCACGAGTAATCGTGGCAAAAGTAGAACCAGCCGTGTGAGCGGTGACGTAAACGTTCTCCGAGCTGGTGATATTGCCGTTGGGGTCTACCCCATACAAACAGATCAGGGCAACATTGGGAGATGCAACCGCACCAAGTCGTGCAAGACCAGGAGACGAGATAGTGGTGGTACCAGTATCAAGGGCCGCGTCCAACGCACCCTTGACGGCATCAAACCGCAGACGGGCCATGTAATCTCCTAGTAGGAATCAGTGTCGTTGGTCTGCTCGGTCCCGCCTTCGCCCTCAAGCTTGGGGTCGGGGATGCCGAAGAAGTCACCACGGATGTCCCGTGGCTTGAAGTTGATTGAGAAGGACGCACCGCAAGAGGGGCAGCCATCGCCGCACGCCTTACCGCAAGTGTCCACCTGAGACTCGCGCATCAGACCTCACGCACCTTGAACGGGAAGCCGTGAACCTCGTTGGGGGTCTTGACCCCGTTGGCCCAGGAACCGTGCGAGTCGGCAGAGATGTCCTGAATGACCACCGGCTCCTTGAGCTGCCAGTTGTCGTCTGCCGGACGCATCTTCCCACCCATCGCACGGACGTTGGGGAAGGTGTAGTCCTTGTTCATGTGGCCGGAGAGATCCTCAGCCGTGGCAATCTTGGTGTCCTCGACGCGCTGTGGGGTCATCGGTTGGGCTTGCCCTTCATAATGACCTTAGCGCCCATGAGGGGGTCGCCAAGGTGCGAGCGGGTGGGGTTCGGGTTGAAGTTCGGAAGCATGGTGATCTTCGTGAACTTGCCATCGTCCTTCATGTCCACACGACCATCGGCAGCCATTGCGCTGTCCATGTCGTGCGTCATGCCGTACTGAGCGTTGTTCGCCGCAGCACGGTCGGGACGGTAGCCGGGGAGAGGAGTACCGGGCATACCGGCAAACTCAGGTCCACGCTTCTCGCCGTTGCCGGTTGGTGAGCTGACGCCCATTTAGTTCTCCTTCGGGGGGTCGTAGGAGGAGGGGGGGACTGACTTGTGGCCCTTAGCGTGCGTGTGGAGTCCGCATGAAAGGCACTGGTAGTGATCCGTGCCTGCCATGATGTCGAACGAACCACAGTGCGCACACTGTTGAACCACGTCAGTCCCCCCCTTCTAACTACTGGTCGATTGCCGGGTCGCTGTAGGTCAGGGACGAACCGGACTCGATGCGCTGCACCGACGCCTGACGGTAGATGGCGTAGCCACCCAGCCAGTACCAGCCCCACGGCACGAAACGGCGGAGGTAGTCGGTGATCGGACCGGGGACCACATGCGGGGTCTCGGTGTTCCCATCGACCATGCTCCACGCCTTTGCGAGCGACTGACGCCCGACGCAGAGGGTGGCGTAGACGTTCGCACCCACGGTTCCGGTGGACGAACCGCCACCCTGGAACACTGGCGAGCGAGGGGTCTCAATGAAGCGGAAGCCCTCGAAGGCACCCAGCTCACCGGCCCAAATCTCACCAGGCTGCGAGTAGGTGTGCGGGTCACGCCACGCAGCCGAGCCGGTCTCCGACGTGAAGTCGTAGGCCACGTTCGGGTGGATGTAGGCGGTGTAGAACCCGTTGAAGTTCGGGACGTTCTGCGAGCGCAGACGAGCCTTCGCAGCACGGACATCGGCAGCCTTGAGAGCGTCGGTGCTGGCGATGCTGGTACGGGCGGTCTTGCCGTTCGTGTAGGCCACGTTCGTTCCGGCCTTGAGCACGTCACGGGCAACCTCGTCAATCGAGACACCAGCGTTGTAGCCGATGACGTTGGCGACGATTGGGTCCACCTCGACGTAGCTCTCACCACGCAGGGCAGCGGTGGTCAGCACGGCGTTACCGTACTCAGCGAGCGTCACGGTGACGGTGCTCTCGGAGATGGCCGAGGGGGTGACATCCGTGCTCTCGGTCAGCGGGGACGAGGCAATGCTCAGGTCCGAGATGATCGGGAACACAACGGACGAACCGGGCATCGACTGGTTCGTGGGCTTGATGTCAGCCACGTTGTCGAAGTACAGCTCAGGACGGAGGGCGAATCGAGCCATCCGGTCGTACGCCTGCTGCGCAAGACCAATGGTAGTCGTAGTCGCACCCGTGGTAGTCATGGGTGGCGTGTAAGCCATTGGGGGACTCTCCTATGAGTCTAGGATTCCCCGGTTAGTTGCTTGTCGGGA